CGTGCCTCGCGTTTCAAACGAGCGCACTTACCGCACAAGTGACAATGCTGCCAACGCGTTTTAATCTCGCGTGGACAGCCCGCACAAGTCTTCATTCTTCAGCCTCCTGTTGTTCGTTGTCTGAACTATCGTATTGATCGATTCCATCGATCAATTCCTCCGGATGCATGTGTTCCAACATTGCGACCCAACACCAATACAATTTGGACATGACGTAATCGATCTCCGCCCTGTCCCATTGGTAGTCGTTCTTCCAACCCTTCCGGGCATCTGCCCAATGGTCATTCAATATTGCCTTCATCAGCATAAATCCGCCATCGCCACAGCGTCTGGCCCATCTGATGTTACCTTCCCCAAGATTGTCTTCGCCCATCTTGCTCCAGGCGTCGTGCTCACGGATCATCGCTTGCACCTCTTGCATTCGCAGCGAGCCTTCGCTGCGTATTCTTCAATCATACTTCGTATCGGGACAAATGTCCACTTCCCTTCGGTTTTTATTTTGAGATATTTACTCGCCATGTTACTCGTAGTGGGTTCATGTATATAAATTGATACATCACTCCACCCACTCACTACCACATTGGTAGCAAATCACATGCAAGACATTCGGTATTTGTGGCTCACCGTCTGCATCGGTTCCGATGTCCACGACATTGCAGTCTTCATCTCGTGGATGGTAACCGCAGGTTTCACACACAGACGCCAGCGCCATACTCAACCAACTTGTCCAGGAGACCCATTTGGTATGCGATCAGCGTCCCAAGCAAATATTCAATGCGACGCTCGGCAAGGTGCCTTGCAATGTTGATTTTCTGACCAACATCCATTGCAGCCTCAGTAACTTCATTGATCGGAGCGGACACTCAGATCACATCCGCCGCAATTCCACGGTACTTGCCAGGAGCAAGTTCGACGAGTATGCTGTACAAATCATCAGCAACAGGACTGGTGGACTCGATTTCAATCAAGCCACACATCGCTGAAAATCCACCAACCGACGCACGGCCGTCTGCACCTAGCGTGGTCTGTTGCACTACCTGTGGACCAGGCAAGTTATTGTTGTCCCCAGGATAGTGTGCTAGCGCGTAAGGAGGGTCATCGTTTGTATCCAACAAACGAGTAATGACCTCGTCCGCTTGAGTACCAGCGTCAAACAAGTTGAGCAACGGGTCATGCACGTTGACAGCGTCACCGTTTGGGTCATTCGAGCTGACAGTTAGTCTACTCTCTCCATAGGACTTGATCAGTCCAATGGTCGTCCACGGTGCGGCAGAACCGCTTTGTGCAACGTGGCCACCCAATAAATGCACGTTGAATGAATCGGCATTGTCTACGCCATCGGGCGATTCTAATACCGTATAATCCCAACTTGCCCCGGTGCCGCTAACTTCGTTATTCTTGTTATCGACCGGTCTCAAGATGTTCCCGCTAGTCCGGTGATCGTCCGACAAGTAAACCTTGAAGTCCTGCCATTTTGCTTTGAGGTTTCCATCCATATTTGGTGGCGTAGCCGCCTCATTCATGAGTTTGAAACTCTCAAATCCCCTTTTCCACGCATTCCTTGTAACCCAAGTATCTGGTGCGACGGAAAATGAGACAAATCCTGCCGGCTGGGTGAATGAACTTACGCCTGGTATCTCACTCTGATCTACATGCGTATGCCCAGCAATTGTATTGGTACTCACAATCGAAATTCGCTTTACGTGGTAGCATCGTCCTTGGCGCATCAACTTTCTGTTAATGGCAGAAAGATCTCTGGCCAGATCGATAAAGTGACTGGTTTCTGTACCAGCACTCGATGAATTCGTTAATCGATACCGCAAATAACGATTTGCAGGAATCGGTTTTGATGTAGTTTTCTTCCCTGATCGGGACTTCTTTTTCATGATAGCACTTTTCTTTGACGCCATAGCAAAAGTCCTGTTATCTGTAGTCTATTAATTTTCGCCCACCCCTCCCCCTAGCCGACACCTCCGGAGCCAGAGCCAACCCGATACAGGTATCGAGGCCTCTTCTCGACTACCTCGCCTACCGAGAACGTAGGTCTTTGATACTTTCGTATCTCTGTATCGCAGATTCATAACAAACCAATGGTTTGCTATTCGGCCGACGGAGCCCCCAATAATCAAGATTAGGTGTGGGATGCATTCTCATGTCGCTCCCACGTTGCTCATTGTTTCGAGCAATATGCCCGATCCATGAACTCTTGACAACTCCAACTGAAACAGTTGTAACATCTTTTGGTAGTGTACCAATATTCAAAATCTCGACAAGCTCGAAGAATGAACTCGCCAGTCAGACGAGACTGATGCCAAACGAGATTCCCCTTGATCCGTTCTTGACTTGTTCCAGGTAACACCTTGTCAACAACGTCTCCTTTCTTGTAACGGATTCGCACTTTGTCTATGCTCGTGTACCCGTTACGTCCTTTGATCCTGTACGTCTTGACGTCCATGTCAAATCACCACCAAGGACAACTGCACCGTCCCGGTCCAGCATTACACCTTGGACACCAGTCTTGTGAGCGTGCCTCGCGTTTCAAACGAGCGCACTTACCGCACAAGTGACAATGCTGCCAACGCGTTTTAATCTCGCGTGGACAGCCCGCACAAGTCTTCATTCTTCAGCCTCCTGTTGTTCGTTGTCTGAACT